TGGTGCAACTCCTGCTCCTCTAACTTCTTCTCGCTCTGGCGCTTACACTGGCGACTTCTCTGGCGTGAAAGGTTTGATCTTCTCTCAAGATGCTGCTGCAACTGTTAAGTTGCTAGATCTTGGTGTTGAGTCTGAGTACCAGATTGATCGTCAAGGCACTATCATGGTTGCTAAGTACGCAATGGGCCACAACGTCCTACGTCCTGCTTGTGCAATCGCTTTGGTTTCAGCCTAAGCTTAAATTTAAGGGTTACCTTCGGGTAGCCCTTTTTTTGTTTTGGAGGAAGTATGGCAAGTCCAAGAAAAGGTAAAGCTAAACTTAAAATCACAGCGAGTGGTAAACGTGTAAGTTATGGACAAGCAGGCAAGTCAAAAGATGGCGGACCTCGTGTACGTCCAGGAACTAGTAAAGGCGACAGTTACTGCGCTCGTTCTGCTGCACAGCTAAAGATCCACAAGAAAGCAGCCTCAAACCCTAACTCTCCCTTACGACTTTCTCGTAAGAGGTGGAAATGTTCTGGGTCTAAATCAAGACGTTAATAGGAACTATTATGACACCCACTACCAAGTTAGAGGCAATTAATATCATGTTATCGACTATCGGGGAAACACCCGTAAATAGCCTATCTTCTGGCTTGGTCGATGCAGAACTAGCTGAGACAATCTTAGAAAACATAAGTAAGTCCGTACAAGCAGAAGGATGGAACTTCAATCGTGAAGATAAGTTTAGTGTTTCTCCTACTGTTGCTGGTGAGATTGTTGTCCCACTAAACACATTACGAGCAGATGCTTCACTAGTAACAAACAGTAAAGACTTAGTTCAGCGTGGCTCAAAAATGTATGACAAGAAAAACCATACATACAATATAGGTGAATCAGTAAAGCTTGATTTAATAATCGAACTAGACTTCACAGAATTACCAGAAGTAGCAAGGCGCTATATAGCAATTAAATCTGCACGAGTATTCCAAGATCGTGTAGTAGGCTCAGACGCTTTACATAGCTTTACTATGCAAGATGAAGCTACTGCTTATTTTCAATTAAAAGATTTTGAACTAGATACCGAAGACTACAACATCATGGATAATTATGACGTTTATCGGGTTCTTGATCGCACAGGATACGCGAGGTCTGTATAATGTCTTTAATCAGTCACTCAGTTCCTAATCTTATAAATGGTGTATCTCAACAGCCCCCTTCACTACGCTTAGAAACCCAAGCTGAAGTTCAAGAGAATGCACTGTCTTCAGTTGTGAAAGGCTTAACCAAAAGACCAAGCTCAGAACTTATAGCTAATCTAGGTTCTATTGCTAATATTGATAACGCTTTTATACATGACATTCGTAGAGATGAGGACGAATACTATACTTTGATCATCACTTCTACTGATATTAAAGTTGTAGATAAACATGGTACTGAACGTACTATTACGAACAACCAAGCAAGTTATCTGTCTGGCCTCACTAATCCTAGAGAAGAGCTAGCTGCTACTACTGTGGCTGATTATACATTCATACTAAATAAAAATGTTGTAACCAGCGAAGACACTGCCACCAGCCCCTCACGTTCTAAAGAGGCTTTGGTATATGTGAAGCAGGGGGATTACACCACAAATTATACAATCCACATCACTAAAGGTGGCACAAAGTATACTAGAACTATTGAGACTATGGGGTCTACTCAGCCTGATGATGCTACTGCTCGTACTGCTGAACGCTCAATCCAAACAGACCGTATCGCTGAGAATTTAATGTTCTCTAATGCCGTAGACGCAACTTATTATGGTGGCACTACGCCTGCTATGACTGTTCCTGGAGTAAGCTTTGTTCAGTATGGTAACGTAATTCATGTACTAACCACAGATAACGCAGACTTTGAGATTGAGGTTGAGGACTCACGAGGCAATAACTCTATCTTTGCATTTAAAGATACCGCTGCCGACTTTAAGAAATTACCCCCTTCTGGTCCTGATGGTTATATCATTGGTGTCGTAGGTTCTAATGACAAAGGACAGGATGATTACTATGTACGCTTGGATTCTAACTCTACTGGTGGTCAAGTATGGAATGAAACATTAAAGCCTAGCGTCAAAACAAGTATTGATGCTGCCACTATGCCACATAAGCTTATTAGAAATGCTGATGGCACATTTACCTTTGATGTAGCAGATTACAAAGATCGGAAAGTGGGGGACGAGGAAACTAACCCATTCCCAAGCTTTATTGGCCTGCCCCTAGCTGATATATTCTTCCATAGAAATCGACTAGGTGTATTAGCTGACGAAAATGTAGTATTATCCGAAGCAGGTAAGTTCGATGAATTTAACTTCTTTAAACGAACTACTTTAACATTACTGGATACTGACCCTATTGATGCTGCTGTATCAAACAACAAGGTCTCTATCCTGAAACACGCTGTACCCTTTAACGAAAGCTTACTTCTATTCTCTGACCTAACCCAGTTTAGAATGACAGCCCAAGACTTGCTAACACCTGAGACTGTAGCGATTGATGTTACAACTCAGTTTGAGGCTTCTTTAAAAGCCAAACCTGTAGGTGCAGGTCGCTATGTATTCTTTGCTACTAATCGTAACGAATGGTCTGGGATACGGGAATACTTTGTTGAGAGCGAAGCTAACGTAGATGATGCTGCCGATATTACAGCTCATGTACCAGAGTACATTAAAGGAACCATAAAGAAACTAGAAGCTAGTTCCAATGAGGACATTCTTCTGGCTCTATCTAGTGATGATCCAAAAGCAATCTATGTTTACTCATACTACTGGCAAGGTCAGAAGAAGCTACAATCAAGCTGGTCACGCTGGACCTTTGAAGGAAATGTACTGAACATAACCTTTAACAAATCGTACATAGATATACTGTTAGAGTATACTAATGCTAATGGTTCTACAGTTACTCTCGAACGCATTAACTTATCGACTGATACAACAGTAAGCTTCACTACATACAATCATCCCATACTCCTAGATAGGCGGCAGATATGGGGAGCTTATGGTGTATCAACATTATTAACAGACCCATCTCCTACAGATGGAGAGGATGTTATTTATGTAGGTGATGCAGGCCAACTACTAACCTATGCCCAAGCAGTTACTTATGTAAGTGATGGCGGTACAGTAGTGAGTGGAGTACCTTTCAAGTTTAAGTATGTCCTATCAGAACAAATGCTTAAAACAGAAGCCGGTGTCCTAAGAGGCAGACTTCAATTAAGAAACATGACTGTAACTTATAGTGATTCTGGTTACTTCAAGGCTATAGTCAAACCGACAGCTAGAGCTGAAGTAGTGAATGAATTTACTGCTTTGACGTTAGATGCATCAACAACAATTTTAGATTCTCTGTCTATATTAACAGGTGATTTTAGGTTCCCAGTATTATCACAAGCTAAGGAAGTTGAGATTACTTTAGAATCTGAAAGTTTTGTTCCGTGTAATTTCCAAAGTATTGACTGGGAAGGTTACTTTGTGAAGAGGGCTAGACAGGTATGATTCCACATTATCGTCCAGCCACTTTGGATGATGTGCATGAATTAGCCCCTAAAATGAGAAAGTCAGACGTTGAGGAGATAGAAGCAAGCTCTGGTGTAGAACCAGCTCAAGCTCTGTTTCTGTCTCTTCTCGCTGGTGCTGAGACTCATAGTATCATTGCCCAAGATGGCGAAGTTATAGGTATGTTTGGAGTAGTGCCATCTGCTGATCCCCTAATTGGGATTCCGTGGATGCTTGCTTCAGACAGATTACCAGAAATTAAAAAAGAGTTCCTACCCCAATCATTAGAGTGGGTGAAGGAAGTAAATAAGAAGTTTCCAATACTGCTTAATTACGTTGATAAGCGAAACAAAAAAGCAATCAGATGGCTACGCTATCTAGGCTTTAAGTTTCCTCAGTTGGTTGACGAGTTCGGTGTAGGAAGCAAACCATTTTATGAATTTGTGAGGATTAACTATGTGTGACCCAATAACGCTTAGTGCTATTGGTAGTGCTGCTTCCTCTGTTGCTACTGCCGTAGGAACTATGAGCGCAGGCACAGCGCTATCCATAGGTACTAGCGTAGCTAAGTTTGCTGCTGATGATCAATTAGCTAGAGAAACAAACAAGCGAAACGCTGCTCAACAATTACAGATTGGCGTAGCTCGTGATGATAAAATATCTCAACAGAAATTATCACAAAGCCAGCAAGAAGCTAAACTAGCTCAACAGAAAATAGACAACGATATAACTGCACTGGAACAGGCATCCACATCAGCCTTATCCGCAGGTGAATCTAATGTAGCTGGCAGGGTAGTAAATGCTGTTATGGCTAAGAATGAGCGTGATCGTTTAACTACCAATAACACGATTGATGCCGACCTTCAGACCTTGGCACTTCAAGGAACCCTTGATCGTAAGGGAATTGATGCAGAAGCCCTGAGCATGATTAACCAATATCAACCAGTAAGACGACCCAGTGTACTAGGTCTTGGTCTTGAAGCTGGCACTACTTATTACGACAGAGAGACTTAAATTATTATGGCAACTAAAAGAACGCCTGTACAAAGGTTGCGACCGCTAACACAGCAGAGTGTTATAGTTCGCCCAGTAAATACATATGTACAACCAGCGCCTGTCCAAGAGGGTGGGCTTAGAGAATTATCTAACTTTCTAAACAAGGTCGAACCAACTCTACAAGCTAAGTTTGACCGAGATCGAAAAGCAGAACAAGAAGCAGATAAAGCTCGTGCTATAGAAATAGCAAAGACTTCTACGGCTGCTTATGATGAACTGGTAGCAAACGGAACCATAGATCCAGCAGAAAGTCCTATATTCCGTTTCGCTTTTAACGAGACTAGGGGCGGTATAGCTGGCAATGAGTTTATACAATCAGTAAGTCAAGACTATGCACGATCAGGTTTAACTGAAGCAATAGACAGCTCTACGTTTAATGATTGGTACAATAAGTATTATGAAGACTATGTAGCCAATAACCAAGGTGTACTAGGACTGGAAGGTGCTTTCCCAAGCTTTGATAAAGTAGCTAACCAAGCTAGACAGAACTTATTATCTCAACATATTGCAACTTCTAATAGCAACTTTGAGGAAGTTACAGACACCGCATATGCTAACTATATTTTTCACTCTGTTGCTAATGTTGATTTCGATGATCCTGATTCAGTAATTAACTATCAAACTAATTTAGCATTAAAGCAAGCAGACCTAGCCCAATCAGGCGGTATAAATTACAACTACAGTGCTCAAAACAAGAAAACTGTAGATGCTTTAATTGATTATTATGCACAAGCAGGGAATGACATAGATGGTCTTCAGAAAGCCTTACAAGCCACAAGTGGCGGTACAGGCAACCTAGCTGGTACTAGGTATGCTCAGGTTAAATTAGCAGAGACTCGTACAAAGTTTGCTGATGCTAGGTGGAAAGCAGAAGAGCGTAAGAGGAAAGAAATAACTTGGAATACTAAAACTACTTTAGACAACATTCACCAAGTATTTATGAATGCGTTTGCAAGGAATCAACGTAGTGTGAATAAAATCATGATTGACGCTAGAGCAACGTATGGTGACGAAGTAGTTAATCAATGGTTACATTTTCACCCTACCTTAGCTGTAGACATGGAGGAGCTTAAAGAGAAGTTCGTAAGCAACTTTACAACTGAACCTATGTCTCTTGAGGCTCAAGCAAGAGTACAACAGCACATACTTGCTACCCCTGCTGAAAGGCAAATTCAAGAAGTAGTGAACTTAGTTACTAATAAACAAGTTACCGATAGTGCAACACTTAACAAACTAATGAATCTAGCTGTCTCTAACGCACAATACGTTGAACGAGGGGAAAGGCCAAGGGATGCTACTAAAGATCCTGTAGCAAGTACCTTTAGGCCAGGACTGTTCACAGGCTTTGCAGATAATTTTACAGACACAAAAGCAACTCGATTTACTTTATTTAAGACTGAGTATTTTGACTTGTATCACAGAAAAACACCAGATGGTTCTGGTTACATGTGGGATCAAATGACCCAAGCAGAAAAGTTCCAAAAATTAGTTGAGATCATGGAACGTGCTAAACAGATTGAAAGCATTGTAAATGCGGATGGCTCTAAAATGCCATTTAGAGAGCGTCAGGAGTTTATGAATCCTGATAACCCGATCCCCTTACAGCCGAAGCCAATTATGGAAACATTAACAAACATGCCTTAACACGGAGATAAATTGTGGCTGATATTATTGATGATCTACAACGAGTTGTGGAAGATCCAGAGAATAGCCTAGAGGAAGCTCTGCAACAGGAACTAGACGAAATGCAATTAATGCAGGAGCTAGAAGCTGAAGCGCAGAGCTTATCCCAACAACAACCTATTACTCCTCCACCTGAACAAACTGTTGCGACAGTAGGTGAGGAAAAAGAAACAACTACAGAAATTCCTGAACAAGCTGGAGAGACAGCCCAAGAAGAAGACCCTAATTACGGCATCTTAAAGCACATTGCAGAAACACCTGAAGGCGTAGTTTTTGGTGCTAGCAAAGCTTTAGGACAAACTAATAAATTAGTTAATAATCTTTCTGGAGGTCTATATTACGCTGCTGATGATTTATTCCAAAAGTATGTACATAATTCAGGTTATTTACACTTTACTGATAGTACGATGTACTGGACTAAGAATAAATCTCCCTACGATGCAGAGGGTAATGTAATAGTATCTGAATTACCTGACGACGCTTTAACAATATTCAATTTAGAGACAGCAACAGCTAATATAGTAGGGGGGCTGTCTCAGTTTGCTGCTGGTCTACTTACGACTCGTGGCGCTGGGAAAGCCGCAGGTGTAAAAAACCTAAACAGTGGAAAAAGCCTTGCTGCACAAGGTATCATTGGCGAGCAACTTGCTTTTGATCCTTATGAAGCACGTTTGTCAGATCTAGTTCAAGACTTCCCAAGTCTGCAAAATCCGATAACTGAATACTTACAATCTGACCCCGAAGACACAGAAGCTGAAGCTCGTTTTAAGATGGCTATAGAAGCTCTGGGTATGGAAGGTGCAGGTATGGGCCTTTTCGCTACTGTTAAGGTTGTAAACGCATATCGCAAAGGTCTCAAAGCAGATCCTACAGATATTGAGGCTTTAGAGAAGTTCATTGAAGAAGCAGGCGCTAAAGTAGGTGTCAGTCTAGATGAACTTGAAGCTAAGATGCTGAAAGCGTCCCAAGCGCAGACTAAACTACAGCAAACCTACAAGCGTATTGATGCTAATAAGGATGTTTTAAGTCCTGCTACTATTGCCGCAGCTAAACAATCAGCTCGTGTTGAAGCAGAAGCTGGCACTAAACAAGCTGTAGGTGATACTGAGTTTGATCAGATAGGTCAGGAAACTGGCTATGGCGTACACAAGACTAATAAACAGTTAATACGCCAAGCTGATGATGTTATTGCAGAACACTTTGACGATGTAGCTTCTGTAAAAGAAAATCTGCAAGCACTAGACCTTGCTTATCCCAATGCTCATGAAAAGGACATTGTATACACTGCTATGGGCCGTGTACTACAAATGACTTCTAAAAACTTTGCAGTTGCTTCCCAAAACTGGCGGATAATCCGCGCAGAGAACGAAGCTAAAATTAGGAAGATTGCTGAACGCCAAGACCTTACTGAAGCTGATAAAGTTACTCTACTTAAAGAGTTGCAGATTCAGTTCGAGAAAGACCAGAAGATTTACCACGATGTGCAGCAAGACTACCTAGACTCTGTTTATGCTTTTCGAGGTACAGGAAAATCACTGGGCCGCGCAGTTCAGGTGTCCAAGTTGTTCCAGAACTTTAATGTTCCTGAATATGCAGTACAACGTCACTTTGATGAATTACTAGATAACTTACCTAGTGATAAGGCGCGTAACAGCTTTGTAAATCGCTCGGCTGCTTATATGATGCGTGTTGGTAGTAAGTCTCTTAAAGCACTAGATGAAATATTTATAACAAGTATCCTATCTGGCTTTAAGACACACGTTATCAACCCTACTTCTAACGCTGCCAAAGCTATTTCTGTACCAACGGAGCGTTTAGCGGCTGCTGGTTTACGTCTATCTGTAGGTGATACACAAGGCGCTAAGGAAACTTGGCAAGCTGGTGTGGATCAGTTCATAGGTATGCGATACGCTTTATCCAGTGCGTGGAACTATGCTGGCAAAGCCTACAAGATAGGCCAAGCACAACTAGATAATCACCATACTTATGAAGATCAGGGTAAAACTGTTATCGGTAAAGATTTAGTCTTTGATAGGAATACCCTTGAAAACTTAGGTACATGGATGAAGGAAAATCCTACAGGTACTATGGCTGACTTGTTTGGCACTACTATTCGTGCAGTGTCTACTCGTGCGCTTACAATGGAAGACGAGTTCTTCAAGCAGTTAAATTACCAAGGTCGCGTTTATTCTTTAGCTAGACGAGATTTAAGAAAAACTGCAAAAGAGAAGGGCTTAAAAGGTGAAGAGCTAGAGTCGTTCTTACACACAGAGGCAGAAAAAGCAGTTGATTTTGCAGTCAAAGAGCAATTCAGAGTAGCTAATGGCACTCTTAGTAAAAATGCCAGAAAGTCTCCTTATGGGGAAGATGCTTTACAATACGCTCAAGAAGGTACTTTCACTCAGCAATTAGGTACTGGTTCTCAGTCATTCCAAAATATGGTTGAGAAAGTTCCTTTAATGCGCCAGATATTCCCATTTGTCCGTACACCTTTAAATCTACACTCAGACCTTATCCAACGTAGTCCTTTGGCTTTTGCTAGTGGACGCTGGAGAGAAGATATGGCGGCTGGTGGTGAGCGTTCAGCTCTAGCAATGGTACGCTATGCCTACGGCACTGCTATCATGGCTTCATGGTTGACTCAATCCACTGAGAGTGGCTGGGAATTTGATGATGGTAGTGAGTATGGTGAGTACCAAATGAGAGGGGCAGGGCCTACAAATGTTGGTGAACGTCAGAATATGCAAGAGGTTGCTGGGGTAATTTATGGATCTATACTAACCCCCGATGGTCAACAGTATCAAATATCTCGTGCCGATCCGTTCTCTTCTCAGTTAGAAATGGTTGGTCTTATCCAAGAGTTCACTCGTGCTGGTAAGTTTGAAGAAGCAGAGGAAGTATATGTAGCTGCTGCTTTGGGCCTTGCTAATATGATGGCTAATGAAACCTATGGTACTTCTGTACGTCAGCTTATTTACTCTATGCAATCTGAAGCAGGTTTTGAAAAATTCTTGAAGGGTCGCACAGGACAGATAGTCCCAATGTCAGGTATGCTTGGAACTATTGCTGCGTATAATGACCCTTACCAAAGGGAAGTGCGAACCTACCTAGATGCTTTAAAGTCAAAAATTCCTGGTATTAGACAGGATGTACCCCCTCGTTATAACATTTTAGGTGAACCACTACCTAAGACTAACTACGCCACAGCAGGTGTATTCCCTGAGTTTATCGAAGATATGGCTAGTCCAATTATGACAGGTAAGGTTAAAACTGATCCAGTAAGCGTAGCTTTCCAAAACCAAGGGATAACTGTAACAAAACAGTCTCCTAAAATAGCTGGGGGATTAATTGATTTAAATTCCCCTGAGTTTAGGACTAGTCCTACAGGTAAACCACTATATCCAGATAATCGTTCAGCATATGACCAATTTAACTTTATACTTGGTAACACTGGCCTAAAGAAATTTGGAGGTAAGACCTTACGAGAAGTTTTGCATGAAGCTGTTACTACTCGTAGGTATGAGTATGCTGGTGCAACGCCAAACATTAAAATTAGGCTGAGTACAGGCGACAGAAAATTTGTAGAGTTCAAAGGGAAAAAAGACGCGATTCTTAGAGCTATTATTCAAGAAGCCAAGGATGAAGCCTTGCAGAGAGTTATTGCTGATAACCCAAAGCTAGCGCTTGCTGTACAGCACGTAGAAGCAGCAGGCGACATGGCAATGTCTCCCGAAGGACAAAAGCTAATTGAAGTATACAATGAGCTTAATGCCCCATTAACAGGAAATTAATTATGTCATACCAACCTTATGCAATCATAAAGATTGTAACAGATGGTAGTCCAAACATACCCTTTAATTTCGACTACATATCTCAAGACGAACTTGTAGTAGAGATAAATGGA